AGAGACGTATCCGCTTCAAACTGCTTCCGCGCCGAGGTCACCAGCGTGTCGATGAGCGTGTCGTCATCGCTGACGTCCACGCGCAAGAAGGTCTTGGCGACCGCGGTGGTCATAATCTCCGCAGCCGCCGCTGCGCGCGAGATGGAAAAATGAATAGGAGAACCGAGGGCGTCAAACACGACGACGCCCCCGGCCCTTTTCTTTCACAGCCGTCTCGGGCGCACCCGGTCCGACTGCCAGTTCCACGCCGCCAATCGACATCGGCACGGCTGCACCAGCCGCGATCATGCGACGCGCCGTGGCGTCATCGCATTCATACACGTCACCCTCACACCAAGAACCGGCGGGGCTGACGAGACCAGTCAAGAGGCGGACGTGCATGTTAGGCCGTGCCTTCCGCTGGCGACACGTTGAGCTCCGCGATCTGCGTGCCCGCCACGGAATTGCCCGCCGCGCCAATGGCCTGGCCGCCGTAGAGGGCCGCCCAGATCGACTCGCACGTCGTGGACGCGCCACGGCTCACGGTCACCTGGAGATAGCGCTCCTGCGGCTGGTAGACCTCCGCGATGAGGTCTTCGTCCGTCGTGCCGCTCGCCACCTTGGACCCGACGAGATCGGCCATGCCGGTCGTCTGGTTCGCGGTGTGCTGCTGCACAGCCATCGAGTTCGTGGCGTTGGCCGTGCTTACGGACGTGAAAAACACCACGCCCTGATACCCGGCCGTATCCACGATCGACGACACGACGTCCGACGTGCCGGCCGCGGTGTGATCCGAGACCTTCACGAGCTTGCAACGAGAAAGGAAGTTTTTCGCCATGAAATCCTCCCCTTACGCCATCAGCAGGTGATTGACGGCCGTGGCGAGCGCGAGCTTGCCATCGGTGCGACGGAACTGGCGGAAGCCGACCTGACCGTTGGCCGCGTAGAGCTCGACCAGCCGCTGCATCGACATCGCATTGCGATCGCCGATGTAGTAGTAGCTGAGATCACCGAAGACGACGGCCTTGAGACCCGTCGTCGCCGCCGGCGCGAACTCCGAGACCACGACCGGACGCCCGAAGAGCGTGTCCGGTTCGCCGTCCTTGAGACCGGCCTGCCAGAGGTACGTGTTGTCGGACGACACGCCCGTCTTCAGCTTGCGGATGATCTTGACCGTGCTGTCCTTCATCACCCACGTCGCGCGGCTGCGGTACGCGCGGCCGAGGGAGTGGTAGAGGTCGGTCAGTTCGTCAGCCGTGATGGCGTTGGTCGCCGTCGCGGTCGTGCCGAGCGTGGAGCCGCCGAAGACGCCGGTCGGCTGGTTGGATCCCGTGCCGTTGATGAAGGCTTCCTCTTCGAGCTTGCCGAGCCGGCGACCGAACTCCTTCGCCAGGAACGACTCGATCGGGAACGCGCTGTCGTTGAGCAGCTCTTCGCTGACCTTGATGAGCGCCGTCGCCTTGTAGGCGTTCAGCGTCACTTCGGCAAACGTCTCGTCGCTCGTCGCGTACGCCTGCTCTTCCGTTTTCCACGACGCCGAACCGTGCGCCGAGTTGACCGGGATCGACATGATGCCAGACGTGGTCGTGAACTGCGTCGCGTACTTACGCATCACGTCCTCTTCGATGAGGGCCGCGATCAGCTCGTTCTTGAACGCATCCGGCACGGTGTAGCCGCCGAGCGAGTCGGTGCCGACCTTGTGGTCGCGCAGTTCCGACGCCACGACGCCCGAGCGCATTGAGCGCCAGAACGCGCCGGCGTAGTCGCCAGCGATCTCGACCTTCTTCTTTTCGACCGTGCGCTGCGACTCCGGCACGATGGCCCGATCCGCGGCGTCCGCGCGCTCACGCGCGTCGATGGTCACCTTGAGGGCATCGATGTCGGCTTCGATCTTCTCGACCTGGCCGCGTTCGTCCGTTGAGAGGGCTCGCGACTCGGCCTCAGCCTTGTCGAGAATCCCCCGCCAATCAGAGACCAGCTTTGCGCGCTGGTCTCGCAGGTTGTTGCTCATCACGTACTCCGTATTTCTGCGCTGGCAATAACAAATGGGCCTGTTCCAGCGGGCCTCTCGGAGGGACGTCAGAGCGTCTGAAGATCGTGTCTTACCGCTCGCGGGCGACTTCGGGGCCGCCCACGAGGTAGTTCATGTCGTCACATTTCCAACACTTAATCTCGATCACTTCCCCATCGCGCAATGGCGCCGGCGAGGAGCGTTTGCACAACAGGCGGTTGCACTTCTGGCACCGCACGTCGTCCAAGCGCTTCACTACCGCGTCGCGGCGTCCGACAGGCGGCACCGTTCCCTCGACTGCGACACTTCCACGATCCACTCTGGCGCTGCCGGCGGCGCGCCGACCTTCGCCGCCTCGTCACGACTGCGCGCCGAGACCGTCGTGCCTTCGTAGGCCGGATACGTCACCGGCGACACGTCGTACAACTTGGCCGACTTGATCGTGCGCGTCGGCAATTCCCCCGATGCGCCAAACGCCCAGGCTTCCTCGACGACCTCAAACGCAAACGACGATTGCGACACGTCGCCGCGGGCCACGCTCACCATCAGGTCGCGCGCCCACGTCGTATCCGGCACATCAATCTCGTACCGCAGACCATTGGGGTCTTCCGACAGGCGCAGCGTCCCGGCCGTGGACCGACCGAGGACAAAGTTCGAGTCGTGATTGAACAGGGCGCGCACATCGTCGCGGCCAATCGCGTCAGCAAATGCCCCCGGCGCAATGCGTTCGTTGAAGAGGCCGGCGATATTCGCCGTCTCGCCAAACATCGCCGCGTAGCCAGACAGCCCCGGCTTCTCGGCCTCGGTCGTCCGCGCTTCCACTGGGAGCGTCATCGTGCGTCGTTCGCGTTCTGCCATCACATCACCTGTCCCATTCCGGCATCCGCCGGCTCGACCGGCGCCACGATGTCCGTCGTGCTGGCCGTCTCAGGCGCACCCGTCAGCGGAATCATGTTGCCGTTCATGTGGTACGTATTGCCGCCCTCAGACGCCGGGACGGGGTTCTCATTGAGCTTTCGGCGGACGTCGTTCACTGACCACCAGCCATTCTGGCGGCCGACCGCCAGCGCGTTCGCGCGGCTCTGCGAGTCCGCTTCGATCAGGGCTTCGCGGTCGAAGATCGCGACATAGTTCGGATACTGCCGCGTGGTCAAGAGGTCACGGCGAACAGCCTGTTCCCAGAGCACCAGGTACGGATTCAGCGACGAATTGACGTAGTCGCGATCCTGCGCTTCGATATTCGAGAACGTCGCGCGATCGAGGTCGCCGATCTTGTGCGGCGGCACACGGAACGCGCCGGCAATCATCGTGCGGATGTGCTTGCGCGTTTCAGTGAACTGCGCCTCGTTGTTCGGCACGGTGAGAGGCTGAAACTTCGCGCCGCCTTCCATCACGCCGATCTTGTGCGCCTTGTCGGCGCCGCGGTGCATCCCCTCGAACGACTCGCGAATCGCCTGACGCTGGTCTGGCTTCAAGCTGCCGTCGACCGTCAGGAGACCACTCAGCCGCGCACCGTTGGCAAAGAACTTCGCCGCGTAGACGTCGAGCGCCATCGCCAATCCGATCAGGTCACGGCACTGGTGAATCGGTGACTGCCGGCGCAATTCGAGCAGCGGCGGGCGGTCAGGGTCAAACGTCCAGTCCAGCGTCCGGTCGTTCATCCGATACGAGTACCGCTTCACGTTGAGCGCGTCGCGCGTCACGGTCATGCGCTCTGAATCGAGCGGCCAGAGCGCCTTCACTTGACCATTCGGACGGCGCACGATCTCGGCGTACGCGACTTCGTGCCCCACGAGCGAGTACTGCATCTGCTCGCGGAACTCGCCGGCCGTCATCTCAGGATTCGGCAGATCGTGCAGGATTTCCCACAGTGGATGCTGGTCAGCGTCGGCCCATTCGCCATCGGCCTGACGGACGCGGAGCTTCAGCGGGCAGCGCGCCACGTCCTGCGCCAATACCATCGCGCAGGCGTACACGTCAGGCACGGACATCGCCGTCGATGGCGTCACAGTCATGCCGGACGCGGTGCTCTGCAACCAACCGTCTTTGCGCCAGAAGTCAATCTCGGCCAGCGTGCCGCGGGCCTCTGGCTTCTCGTCGCCGCCGAAGATGCGCGTCCACAAGCTCATACCGCAACCCCTTCGGGCTCGGTACGCGCCATCCGATCGAGCATCGCGATCTCAGACAGCGACCGCTCGTACCACGGCTCAGCGATCGCGTGTTGCGCGACGTGTCCGCATTTCACATCAGGGTCGAGCAAGATCGGGCAGCCGAGGGCTTTCGCTTTCTGACAGAACGCGACGTCCTCCGTCACGCTCCAGTTGCCCGAGCCGTCCTGCTGGTACTCAAACCACGGCTGCGCCATCGAGTGAAATAGCGCGACCGGGACCATCGTGCAGCCCATGCCGACGAGGTCAACGGGTCGCACCCCTTCGGCAAGGTGACACGACTTGTCGTAGTCGTAGTCGACTTGCAGCGTCTCAGCATTCACACGCGCGCGCGTGAGCGCGACAGGGTAGTGCGGCCACGACTTCAGAAAATACAAGCCCGACACGATGCCCTTGTCGTGATGCGCCAGCATCCGCGACAGCACATCGGACGGCCAGACCATGTCGGCGTCTAGGAAGAGAACGTGCGAGCACTCCATCGCGATGGCGAGACGCGCGGCTTCATTGCGCAGGTCCGACACGAGAACAAACTTGCTCACCCAGGTGACTTGGACGTCTGTGAAGCCGTGGCTTCGGATGGCGTCAAGGACGCGCTGACCCCAGCCAAGAGTGAGCAAGCTTTGAGCAGTCTGCCGGTACACGCTGCGCTCGTTGGAGCACACGGCCACTAGACACTTTCGCTGCGCCGGCGGAACGGTCCACGTTGAGGCCGGCAACTGCGCAGCCTTCTTTACGCGCCAACTGCGGCGAGACACTTGATCCACGCGCACGCCGGAGAGCTCCGACCACGGCTTGAGCGCGGCAGTCACACTCGGCCAGTCGGCGTCGTGGCCGGCGATGCTGCCGCCTGGCTTGATCTTGGGCCACCAGGCCGCGAGGTCTTTCAGAACTGAGGCGGTGTCATGGGCCGCATCAAGGAACA